TTGCGGCAATGCAAAAATACTTTGACCAAGCTATTTCAGGCAACTGGAGTTACAATCCCAAGCATTATCCCAACAACGAAGTGCCAATGAGTATCATGTTCCGTGACTTATTGACAACTTACAAGTTGGGTTGGAAGACTTCATACTACCATAACACATACGACATGAAAGGTGAGGACGAAGATACACTTGACACAACATCCGCACCCATGTTACAATTACAACAAGTAAATGATGACGACTCAGAGGCTTGTGAAGCCTGCACAATTTAAGGAAACAAGAAAGTGGCAACAGTTTTTAATAAGGACAAAGTAGACTTTACCAAACAACCTATGTTTTTTGGTGAAGCACTCAATGCCCAACGATTTGACACTTTCAAGTATCCAGTGTTTGATAAGCTAACGCAAACTCAACTTGGATACTTCTGGCGTCCAGAAGAAGTATCATTACAAAAAGATCGCAGTGATTACCTCGACTTCCGCGATGAACAAAAGTTTATCTTTACTGCCAACCTAAAGTATCAGATTCTACTTGATAGTGTGCAAGGTCGTGGTCCAGCTATGGCGTTCATGCCATTCTGCTCATTGCCTGAACTTGAGGGTTGCATGAATGCATGGCAGTTCTTTGAAAATATTCATAGTCGCAGTTACACGCACATTATCAAGAACATCTATTCAAATCCAAGCGAAGTGTTTGACACTATCCTTGATGATGAAAAGATTATTGCTCGTGCCAAGTCTGTAACTAAAGCATATGACGAGTTCTTAGAAGTCGCTGGACAATATTTCTATGCTGGCAAAGGCACCTTGCGAGCAGTTAAGAAGAAGTTGTTTCTAGCAATGGTCAATGTCAATGCACTTGAAGCACTTCGCTTTTATGTGTCGTTTGCATGTTCCTTTGCGTTTGGCGAACTAAAGAAAATGGAAGGCTCAGCAAAGATTATTAGTCTTATTGCTCGAGACGAAAGTCAACACCTAAGCATTACAACACACATTATCAAGAACTGGTTCAAAGGTGACGATCCAGAGATGCAAGAAATTGCCAACGAGTTGATTGGTGAAATCGGTGCTATCTATGATTTAGTTGTAGCCGAAGAAAAAGAATGGGCTGACTATTTGTTTAGTCGTGGCGCCATCGTTGGTCTTAACGCAAAACTATTGCATCAGTATGTTGAACACATTGCCAACAAACGCCTTAAAGGCCTTGGCGTAGAAACACGTTACGAACGTAGCGCAAATGACAATCCTTTACCTTGGACGGATCATTGGACAAGCAGTAAAGGACTGCAAGTAGCACCACAAGAAACAGAAATTGAAAGTTATGTTATTGGTGGTATTAAACAAGACGTAAGCAAAGATACCTTTGCTGGATTTAAACTATAAGGAAAAAAATGTTAATCGACGTAAAACGAGATGGTGATGTAGTAACTCTTAAGATGAGTTCAGGCGAAGAGCTTATTGGCACTTACAAAGAAGATGATAGTGCAACTTACACTATCGATCGTCCAGTGACGCTAAGTGTAGGTCCTAAAGGTGGCCCGGCACTTACTCCTTACTTGATGACAGTTAATCCAGGGAACACACGTAATCTAAAGATTAACAAAGCCTTGGTTGTATGCGTAGCAAGTACTGATAAAGAACTTGCTGACCAGTACAGTTCTGCAATGAGCGGCATCCAAGTTGCACCAGCAGGAATGAAGTTCTAATGCCAGCAGTACATCGTCAAGGCGATCAAAACGATGGCGGTGGAGTCATTGAAGATGTTGCCCAAGGTACAGTATATGTCAATGGGCAATTAGCTAGCATTGACGGTAGTAGTGTATCGGGGCACGATTTGCATCCGCCAACTGTTACTGCAAACGGCAGTCCTACAGTGTTTATTGGTGGAATTCCCGTAAATCGTGCAGGCGATGAGGACGAATGTGGGCATAGTAGGGCAGAAGGTAGCCCAGACGTACATATTGGTTAAAAATGAAATCTCCCATAAATAGCTGGGAGATTTCATTATGTGCGATGCAAAAGCGCCTGGTTCTGGCGCAAGACTAACAACCGAAAGCGGGGTAATTTATTACCCCAATACACCTGAGGGACATGCCGCGGCCAGTGCCGACGCAGCCAAAACAATGGGTCCTGGCGCAGGGGAAGGCCAACAGCCACCACCTCCAGCAGAAAATCCTAACCCACCCGAAGGATGCGAAGACTACACTGATGCATTATGGGACAAGCCATGCAGTAAGTATTTCAAATACTCTCATATGAAATACAAGCCAGTGGCAAATCCACAAGCCAATCTTACAGCAACTCAGATTGCATGTAATTGGCAAAAAACATGCAAAAACATCTTAGACCCTTTAATTGATGCTGGGTTTAAAATTACAATCAGTTCCGGATATCGCACACCAGAATATGATAGATCGTTGGGTGCAAAAAATTCACTTGGCGATCATCCATGCGGTCGTGCAACAGACGTTCAAATTTTGGGTCAAGGTGATCCTGCAGAAAAGGCAAAAGATTTATTCAAGTACGTTGGCAAAAACATGAGCTCATCTTTTAGCCAGCTGATATATGAAGGACGTTGGGTACATATAGCACAGGGTGGAAACAGTCCAGCCAGCGTAGCGGTACTGGTTGCTAGAACAGGATCTGCACCTTACCAACAAGTTGGCGGCAAGGCAGGGACAAGTCTTCCACCAGATCTAAAGTGGGCGTAATGAAGTACGATCAACATGCTACTATTGAAAAGCTGTGGTTTGATCTTACAGTTGCAATGATACGAAAGTATGGGACATTAAAAACAGCAGGCATATTAGCCGGTATACTTGCAAGACGCACCAAAGGTGACATTGATCTAAAGTGCGAACTAAAGAAGCGTATAGAAGAAGCATAAGTAACACACTATGGCAAATATCCCAGTTATTCCCGGCGTTAGTGTTGCAACTAAAGGCATTCTAAACAAGCCCATCAAAGACATTATTTGTGCCATCTTGTTTGGTGGCATCAACAACATGCTCAAGGGTCCGCTATTGTGCGTAAACTTTGACCTAAACAAGATTGCAGAAGAAGCTGGCCTTGCTGGCCTAGGTGACTTAAAAGCAGAGTTAGATAACATTAAAGATCAATTAAAAGCCGCAGAAGCAATGTCGGGTATTCCTGAAACACTTGCTCGTGTCAATGCCGCTATTGCCGAAGTGCAAAGTTTACTAGCACTAGATGGTATGTGTGCTATCCCTCTAAGAGCCCCACAGATTCCTGACGTTGTTAGTCAAGTAATTGATGCTGAGTTTCGTGAGATGAATGCCATTCTAAACGACCTAGGTCGTTTAGCCAAGCCATCAGTATGTTTAGACGGCAATGGGGGCATTGGACTAGGTGGCGGATATAACCCAGATAGCATATTAGGAAGTCTAAGCAAGCACGTAGGCAAGATGGGCGACATACCTGGCAACCAACTTGATGCACTTACCAAGAGACTTAAAGGTGTTGGTAAAGCACTTGACAAATCAATCAATCGCCAACTATTTCCAGACTTTCGCCACAAGCATGATTTAACAACTGGCAAACCATATGTACCAGGCGGCGGCCCAACACTTGCAGGCACACCGGCAGTACAATGGAATCCACCTTATCCCCCACCAGATGCACCAAATTTAAAAAGTGCAACAGCAACAGCTCAGACATTAGTAGCTAGCATGAAACAAACTGGTAGCTATCCTATCAAGGCAGACGGCATAACAAATGCCAATCCATGGTTGCCTATTTTAGGTCCTGAAGTATACAGTTTAGCAGTCAATGCACTAACACCGCAGGATCCTTATTATGCACAAGAAGAACCAGTGTACGACTATTGCGGCAAGTTAGTTGGATATACATCTACAGTAGTGTCAGGCAATGCTACAGACACCGGTGGCAATCCATTAAATGGAGCAACAATTGAACCACCAAAGACAACATTTGATTTTGTTTGGATTGGTGATCGCAACTGCTGGGCAGTAACTGGCAACGCAAGCGAGCAGATTGTCAATGGCCGCCGCGATGTATACTTAAATGCAAACCCAACTATAGAATTGCACAGAGGTTATGCTCACACATTCAGCGTTCCATCTATAGACATTAGTGGTACAGGCGTAGCAGAAGAATTCTTTATTTGTTATGTTGATGAAAACTTGCGTCCACGCAAAGATACATTTGGTAATGTGCAAACTTTCAATCTTGGCCTTGCAAGATTAGAAACATACGAACTATTAGAAGATGCAAACGGATCATTTAACGACACGTATGCGCTAGAACGCAAAGGTACATATCCAACAGGCACTACACTTTACTTTGCCGCAGAACAACGTGTGTATTCAGGCGAAACAGAACCAACTTCGCCAAACGAAGAAGTATGGTGGTATAATCTTGTTTCTTGTGATACAAAACGTTTTGTACTAAACAGAGATGTTGACGGTAACACAGATGGCACAGGCACTTGGATCGACGTATCCAATGAAGACCGCGAAGCAAAATGGTTTGGCTCGTCAAATGATTTTGGCGCACCACACGCCAACTATCTTGCATACAGTAACAAAAACGGCTCAATTTTTGGATTATTTAAATTCATCTAAGATGAAACAACACGACAACAGCAATTTAAATAGCTGATATGAAAACAACAGGAATAGATTCAGATTGGCATTATGATTACGCCGACCACAAATTTACACTACAAATTGATCCAGCAACTCAATCTTTAAATTTTCGAGAGTCGTGTGTAAGCCGAGCAAAAGAGTTAGCTGACACCCTGCCTAATCCTGTACTAAGTTTAAGTGGGGGACTTGATAGCCAAATTGTACTGCACTCTTTTTATGAGCAAGGTATAAAGCTAGATTGTGTGTTTAGACACTTTCCCGGATACAACGATAACGAACTTGAAAACATTTTTCTATTGCAGAAAAAATACAACTTCCATCTTACCACAGTGGAACTTGACACTGATGCTTTAAAAGACAGCATACTTGAAGAATACCAACAGTTGGGTATCCCTCCGAATCAATTATTGTACAAACACTTTTGTTCAAAACTACCCAACGACCTAGACATAATACAAGGACTCGACGGTCCTAACATATATAGACACTCAAAAGACCAGCGACTGTATTACATGGAGTCTTACAACTCTTTTGAGTTTGCCCGCCGTAGAGCAATGGACTTGTTAGATAGACAAGGAAAGTTTGTTTCATTTGAGAAAAACAGCAACATGTTGTTGGCTACATTAAATGAAGAATCAATGACTGCTTTCTTAAACACATACGACTACTTTTTTAACAATCAGGTAGAGGGAGTAAAGGTCATTGATCTATGGGATGTGTACATAAAGACATACATTTATTTTAAACACTGGAAGCACGAGTTAGAGTACTTTCCTAAATATCAAGGACCTGAAGGGATTGATTGGATCATTGACGGTCCGAGACATGAGTACACTAAGCGAATGATTTCCATTGAAGTTGGCGACTTGTTAAAGCATCTAAAATTTGGAGAAGCTCCGCGACAATTTGTGTCAAATTGATGATAAACTGCTATTGACAAACAAGTCAAATAAATATATACTGTAAGTTATTGCTGTATGAAGCGATGAGAAATAAGTTCAAGACGCGGGGGCAGTGCCCGCCAGGTCCACCAAAAGAAAATTAGACACGGTGTACAACGTGCCTTAAGAGTGTGAACTCGGGACCAGGACATAGAGCCTGAATTTTAGTTTTCTTTTGATGGGCCTGACACAGGATCGATTGGGCAAAGAGTAACAAAGTGGACAGCTCGGGAAAGCAGAACCCGTAGGATTGGGGTAACCCGGTCGTAGAAGCAAAACAAAGTAAACGCAAACGACTCACAGTTCGCATTAGTGGCCTAAACTCCGCTTAGGGTAAGACATACCTCGTAACAGAAACTCAAGACCCGCTTCGGCGGGTTTCTTTTGGACAACTTAATCATTGACTATTAGATTGTTTTGTCTTACAATAATTACATAGCGATAGAAGCTGAATGGCATAGCAAGAGCCTCTAAAACTCAAGATTGCGGGTTCGAGTCCCGTCTATCGCACCAAGGCAGCGGTATCTTCTCTAAGTTGAGTCCAGTATGAGTTGCACGGTAAGCTAGATAAATCCGTGGGCAAGCAAGAGTACCAAAATGTAACTTAGTGGCAGTCGGGAACAGACCGGCACTACTAAATAGTTTTGTAGCATTAGCTACAACCAACTGACTTTAAGATTACTATGTGTTTAGTCAGTACACAGTAAAAGGAAGAAAAATGATGTACAATCAAAAACTCGTTGCGAGTCTAAAAGCAAACGGCAAGATCCTCCGTGAATTCAAGGACACAGTCTATATTCCATTTGGTAGCGAATATAGCTTTCTAATCAAAAACCTCAACACAACTCGAGCACTTGTAAACATCTTCATTGATGGCGAAGATGTCATTGAAGGCGGACTTGTTCTCAATGCTGGCCAAGAAGTTGACCTTGAACGTTATGTCAAGGGAGGCAACTTGTCAGCTGGCAACAAGTTCAAGTTTATTGAACGCACTGCCGCAATTGAAGATGGTCCACGTGGTGCCAAGTTGGAAGATGGTCTTGTACGAATTGAGTTTCAGTTTGAAAAACCACCAGTGTCTATCAATTCTATTCCTGAGTGGCAACGCAGGTCACTGTTTGATGGTCTCAAATATGGTACTACCAGCGTCAACGGTAGTATCGCACCTGCAAGCTTCAACGTCAATGGTGCATTGCGTGGCGTTGATTTTAGCCAAAACGGACAAGTGATGGCACAGGCCGCATCCGCCGCAGTAGACAAGTATTGTGCCGACAATGGCATTGTCAACAAGAGCGAAGTTCACGATGGCATGGCCACAATGGACTGGATGGATATGAACCAAACAGTTAATGACGTAGGCATTACTGTTCCTGGTAGTCGTAGCGAGCAAAAGTTTCAAACCACTCACATGGGTGCAATGGAAGCTGAAAAGCATACCATTGTGCTAAAGTTGCTAGGTGAAACTCCCGACAACCGTCCAGTGTTGCAACCAGTAAATGTCAAGATGAAACCAAAGTGTGTGACATGCGGCAAACAGAACAAAGCTAACGCCAAGTTTTGCACCGAATGTGGCACGGCATTGGAAATCTTTGCATAAATAACGCATGAAAAGCATATATCACGGAACAGCCGCTGCCAATGCCAAACTAAACGGCAAGACAACGCATTTATTAAGCTGTAAGTGCTGTATGCTTTTTAACCCCAAACACGAAGAACGTGTAAAAGAAGCTAAACAAGAAATAAAGGATTTTAAAAATGACAAAATAGATTGAGTACGCATGTAAGGACGTAGTGTTCCACTTTAACAAAGCACACTTAACGGACCAGACCATTCCCATGTGGGTCTTAAAATTTCATGGCGAAACGTTATATGTCAATCATGTGGATTGTACTGTACCTTGGAGCACTAAGGAGACCAGTAATAACCCGCACACCAAAGGTAGTATCAAGGTAAAGGATTGTTTGCTAACAATCAATGACGCCAACGAAGCTACAGTTTCCAAACTTACCATCATCGATAAAGTCCGTCTGCGAAATCAGAAGTTGGGCATCACGCGAATCATTGTGAGTGAAAACAATTGGGGTGCAAAGAAACTCAAAGACGCATTAAAAGAGAACAACATCAAGCACGGCCCTATCAAAAGCATCGGTGGCGCATGTAGCACTACATTTTATATGGCTGATATTTTTGACAAGGAAGATGTAGCGATGTTGCACCTATTGCTAAGTGATACTGATATACGTATTCTAAAACCAAATGAGGGGTACTACAAGTATTACGACGACCCAAAGTTTCAAGGAATATCCGACATCGATTTGGATGCGGAGGATTGGGACGATGACGACGAGTAATTAGTCCAATCATCGTTGACTTTGTTTGTTATAACAATTACAATAATTACATGCGCCAGTCTGGCGCATTGTACTAATTAAAGAAAGATATTTGTTATGCAAAAAATGTTATTGTTTATCACTGCACTACTATTCACATTTGTAGTTAGAGCAGAGCCTATCAATATATACTACACTGTTGGTGTTGGTCCAAACTTTGGATTGATCCCATCATTAATGACTACCCTGGAACATGCCAATGCAAGTCAGACAAAATACAAGTTTACAGTTGACTTTAAACCTGGTGCAAATGGATTGTTGGCGGTTAAAACATTAGACAAAGATCCAAACAATAGAATTGTGGGCATTGGCCCACATTTTCTTGGCCATGTTCGTAATGGCGTTATATCTCTTAAAGATTACACAGCAGTCGAGGAAGCTGGATATGATATGTGTACTGGGGTCATTACAAATGTAGGCAGTACCAGCAAAGGCATTGACAGCTTAGAAGCCTACAGGGGCAAAGAGATCGTAGTTGGAACACTATCACTGGCATCACCAGCATATACAACAGCAGTCGAGTTATCAAAACGTTATGGATTTATACCAAAATTTGTAGCCTTTAAGTCTGATGATGAAGGCTTCTTGGCCCTTGCTGGCGATCACGGAATTAACTTTGCATTTAGTCCGCCCTTCAAGTATCAGGAACACGTAGTTAGCAATCCAAAATTACAATTGTTAGCAGTACATTGTCCATCACGCATTGCAGGTGTACCTAATGTAAAAACGCTTGCTGAGCAAAATATTCATGTTCCTCCTATTTTTAATATGGTGATTGCAAAATCCAATATGCCAACGCAACAGCGTCAAGAGATTGGAAAACTATTGGCCGCCAGCCAGGATGCAACAAACTTATGGTCTGTAAAACCACATTTAAAGAAACCATCGTCACCAAGCTGGCATAGCATTAGATTAAACGAACAATATGACTTTTTGGTGGGAACCAAACTGGCAGTGATTGGCAAGCAGTAAACAATACCTTGCTATAAGTATCTTAGCTGGAAAATTTACCCAGCTAATTATCTTATTTTACAAGGAAACTCAAATGAAGAAAATTATCTTAGCATCTATTTTGGCAACAGCCGCAGGTTTAGCAAGTGCCCAAACATCTGTTACACTAGGCGGATCTTTAGTTGACTCAGACGTAAACGGCCAGCAAACGCACCGTCAAAGTCTAACTGTTCGTACAGGAGTTGGCTACGGACTTGTTGGCGATGTAGGTGTTATCAATAGCCAAAATGAAACTACCAATGCAACATCAGTTCGTCAAGAAGTTGGTTTGTCTGGGACAGTATTCACAGCTGGCGCATTTAGTGCAAACGTTCGTGGCGGCCTAGGATTGAAAACAGTATCAGGTTCTAATTCAACTTCTTATTACTCTATCGAACCAGGCGTTAACTACAAAGTCACTGACGCATTGACTGCTCGTGTAGCGTATCGTTTCCGTGATGCATTTTCGTCAAGTGTTGCTGACCGCAGTGACACGACCCGAGTTGGTGTTTCTTATGCATTGACAAAGAAGGACACTATTGGTGTAGGTTATGATGTTGTCAAGAAGAATGGCGCAGAAACTGCTACAACACTTAGCTACACACGTTCATTCTAATTTAGAGTAAATTAGTTTGTCAAAGCCACCAATTACGGTGGCTTTCCTATGACAACTGTGTTATAATTACTTTGCAGACAACAGTTTGCACACACACACTCAAACACAGGAGAACTATAATGAGTACAACAGCTACAAATGGCTACATGATCCGTCTTGACCTACTGAAGATGGCAAAAGAAATGCTCGAGCAAGATTGGCATGCTCAGCGTGATGCAGTTATGTCAGACTACAATAACAAAGTTAGTTTTGCACAAGCACAAGCACAAGCCTCAGGTTTTCAAAATACCACCTTACCACCAACACCGACCTTCAAGACCTTTCCTACAGAAGAAGAAATTATCAAGAAGGCCAAGGTCCTAAACGAGTTTATCAATACCAAATAAGATAAAGTAGTTTAACCAAAAGAAGTCTATATGGACATGAATCATATAGACTTTTTTCTTTAATGTTGTTATAATCAATATACCACCACAGCATTGATGCAAGGTGTATTATACAAGGAAACTTAAAATGTTGAAGAAATTTGATGAAACCACAAAGCAGTACAAACTGTTTCAAGCTCTCGTATTGAACGGTGAGACATTGAGCGAAGCCGCAATTGCCAAGCGTTTTGGTATTGCTAACCCAACAGCTACAATCTCCCAGATTCGTCAGCGTGGTTACGCAGTTTATGCCAAGCAACGTGTTGCTGGTAACGGTGTTAAGGTTACTGAATACCAACACGGTCAAGCAAGCCGTAAGATGGTTGCTTTGGCATACAAGGCCCAGAGCTTGGGCATTGCAATCTAATTTGAGATAGCAAGTAAGAAAAGGCTCAATACGAGCCTTTTCTATTGACAATATACAGTAAAGATGTTATAATTGAGCTATGTACACAGAAGAACAATACGAAGCGTTTGCTAAACGCATGGAAGAAACATATCCTAAGATGTTTGCTGAGCCTTACGGTGGCTTTGCAGTCAGTATGGGATGGTGGCCTATCATTGAAAAGTTGTGCGCCAACATTCAAAGCCATATTGACTGGAGAAATACTCAACGAGCACGTCTATTAGAAAATAACGAATACAAGCATCCAGTGCCCGATGAAGTAGATCAAGTAACAGTAAATCAGATCAAAGAAAAGTTTGGCGGCCTACGTTTCTACTACACGGGCGGCGACGAACAAGTTAGTGGTATGGTGCGAATGGCCGAAGCATGGGCTGATACTGCTTGTGAAGAATGTGGAGCCATTGGCACTCGTCGAAGCGGTGGTTGGATTCGCACCTTGTGTGACACACACGAAGCTGAACGCCAAGAGCGTCTCAGGGAAAGAGATAATGAGTAATAGTGATATTGTTGATCTTATTGTTGCCCTGGCACAAGAAGTCGAAGTAACAGATCCAATCGACTGGGGCATGCTGGCCATTGATGAGGAAGAAGCGTATCGTATGATGGCTATTTCTATTTTAGAAACATTCCCCGATGAAAGCATTACAATTCAAGCTGTTCTTACCAAACTGACTGTAGAAAACTTTGTTCTTAATTTAAAACTTGCACAACGATGAGCACATTATATGTATTAGTAGGAGTTCCTGGCTCCGGTAAAACAACTTGGATTGGTAAGCAAATGTTTGACTGGACTAACACAGTGATTGTTAGCACAGACAACCACGTTGAACAGTATGCACGTTCTGTTGGCAAGACTTACTCCGAAGTGTTTAAAGACTACATGCCAATTGCAGTTGACCTTATGGCAAAGACAGCAGTTGATGCATTTAAAAACAACAAGGTTGTAATTTGGGATCAGACCAGTACAACAGCAAAGACTCGTGCAAAGAAGTTACGCATGACACCCAAGCACTATACAAAGGTAGCAGTGGTGTTTAAGACTCCTGCACCTGAACAACATGCAAAAATGTTAGACCGTCCAGGCAAGAACATTCCCGATGAAATTGTGCAAGACATGATCAATCGCTTTGAGTATCCTACTGAAGCTGAGGGCTTTGATCGCATTATTAACGCAAACTAAGGTGTCCGATGAAAAAGATCTACTACGAACGAGTTGGCCGTAAGTACGTCCCGGTACAAGAGTACGACAATGAATTGTTGGATGCATTTCCCAAAGGCAATCATCTTGTCATGTGCTACCCCGGCGGACAAAGCCGTCGCTTTAACATTGAACCCGCACTTGCTCCTATGATTGCCGCGGCTCGTTATGCCGAAGATGCAATGAGTTCTGCATTGGTCAAAGCCAGTGAAATGCGACCACACAACAAGCCTGTTACAGAAAAGCAAAAGGCGGCCTGGGAAGCTCTTGCAAAGTCTTTTGACAGCGATCGCTACTATGTAGAATTGCCCAGTGCTCGAGAAGTTACCGAAGCAGGCTTGAAAGCCATGGAAGCAGAAGCGGCAAAGCTACTTGACCATCCAATGGTGAAACAAGCATACGATGAGTTTATGGCTACTTGTAAATTAGTTTTGGATTCTAAGTAAGGCTTCTTCTACACTTAGTCTTACTCGAGACACCTTGCATTGCAACACTACACTGATTGCGATGCGAGGTTTTTCTTTAGTGAATACAACATGCGGAATGCCTGCATGTATCACGTTTGCCCCAGATAGAACAGCTTCTTCAATTACAATACATTCTTCTCTTGGCCAACTAAGATAAGGAGAAACTTGTTTAGCGTTGATAACAGTTGGTGCAGTGTTTATGTCATGCAGGCTTTTGGCATTTTCTTTAAGAGCAAACCATTGCATTGGTGCATCTTTGCCACCTATGATAAAGTTTATCTTACTGCATGACTCTGTAATGTGATCTAAGTCTGTGTGTATGCGTCTAACTGTACAGCCAGCAGGAAGGTAAAATACTTCTGCAAAACTTACGTGCAAATTTTTAGAGTCTGCCCAGGATAAAAAAGCAGGGCTTAGTTTGGTAGTAGGAAACCCAAAATGTTTTGACTCTGCAGAAGCCCATAGGTAGTCAAATTGACTGTTATCGTCAACTGGCCAAGGGCACTCAATTTGTTTGTAATTTATGCCCATTGTATTGCCTGCCAGTGCATTCTAATGCTTTTATAGCCTGTGCCAAAGTAGTCTGACCCCGGCATACCCTTAAACAGTTTAGGATTGTTTTCTGGATCACGAAGCATAGCTGATACAACCTGTTGCGCCCGTGCTGGATTCTTGGCGTAAAACACTTTGTTCTTGCCCCATAGCACAGGAAACAACAGACCTTCCTGTTGTGCAATCACAGTAGCAACAGTACGCAGTGGAGCGCCAGTGCACCAGTCATCTACAATATAAATGCCAGTGTCCTTTAACTTGGGTATGCAATGGCGCATGGTTGTTAAGTTTTCCTCTACACTATCACCGTAGTCATGATGAATGATGTCGTACTGCTGATCGTCAAGCTCTTTTTCATCCAACATACACCTCAAGTTGATAGGTGTGTTGGTTAAGCGTAATGTGCGCTCTTGTATCCATTCTGTTGCTTGTTCTGGTGTGTCAAGGCCAGCTAAACTGACCCGCTCTGATTCACTTAGGCAACGATTAAAGTGGTCAGTGTACCAAGCGCCGCGACTTTGGCGAGCACTGGCACCAATGAACTCTAAGCTATCAACGCCTGTAAATTTTACAGCAGGGTGCCCAGTTGCAGTTAGTAGCTGATTGAACATACCAAGTCCACCACCTAGGTAAGAACCTAGCTCTAACATTGAATCAACTTGATCGATGTTTTTAAACACCATCCAAGCCGCAATGATATCTTCGGGCGGGCTCAACATGCCCAATTTGAGAACATGCTCGTAAATTCCTTTGACGTTTTTGTATGAATAATCCATGATAAATATCGTATGCTTAACAATTACTACGTCTATGAAACTCCTGATTTCCTAGACCTTCCTTACATCCATAACTTAGTTATGAAGAAATTGGAAACGGATTTTGTCAAACAAGGATACGTTCGGATCAACGTAGAATCAGATCCGTACCTAAAGTCAGTGCAAGAACGTTTTCCTTTCTTAGGCGAATGGCTCAACGTGTATCATACACGCCCAGTAGGTCACATTCCTTTACACATTGATGGACACAGGTTGGCCGCGTTCAACATCCCAATTGAAGGTTGTGATGAAACTAGTCAAACCATTTACTATGAAAGTGCAACTGATACACCACTAGAAAAAGTTTATAAAGAAGATGAGCGCCACTACAGGATCAAAGGAGAAGTGCGGGAAGTCTATCGCTTTGCACTTACTCGCCCTGCATTGATTCGTAACGATGTGGCCCATGATGTAAAAAGGTTCAATGCTACTAGCACCAGGATCATTGCAAGTTGGGGAGTGGTAGGCACGTTTGAAGAGTGTAAAGACTTGTTTGAAAGCGCCTTAAAAAATCTTAAATTTTTTCGCTAAAACGCTTGACTTTTTCATTTAATGGATATATAATAATACAATGATAAACACAAACTTAAACTTACTAGGTACAACAGGAAACGCCGCGGAGGATACTCCCGGGGTTTGATTCTACATGTCTTGTAAGATTAAGCCCCGGACCTAAACACTCCGGGGTTTTGCTTTTTGTACTTTAGTATTAGAATATTTTTGATGCGTGGTTCGTTTAATGGTAGGACCTAACGTTGCCAACGTTAAGACAGGAGTTCGATTCTCCTACCCCGCACCAAAAATAGTTTGAAAAAGTAGTTGACAAGATGCCAATCTTGTCTTACAATAGATAAATGTTGTAGCAATACAGCAAGAGAAGCAGAAAGTGTTGTAGAAATACAACAAAA